AACAAAAGATGTTTGCAGAAATTAGAACACTTAACCAAAGACCTTGAAGATGCTAATGATAAGATCAAAAAGTTGGAGGAGATAAAGGATGATAAATGAAAATAATGTTGACAATAGTTATGTGCAGTACCATAGCAAACACTTGCCTAGACCCTCATACTTTTCCCAAAGTGTATGATAATTATTATAATTGTTTATTAGATGGTTATCAAAAATCATTAGATAAAACTAAAGAACTTGGTAGAGAAGAAGTTAATAAACATCAAATATACTCTAAATTTGGCTGTCAAGAAGTTATAGTTCCTGAACCAAAACCAAAAGTAAAAGCATGATTTATTGTGTAGTTTGGAAACAAGACGATAAATATAGAATGTTTACTAACACTATATTTGAAACAGAAAAGAAAGCCACAGAATTTAAAGACAAACAAAAGTCTATGCGTAAAAAACATGATTGCAGAGTTTTAGAATTTGATTATAAATACTTTAATGGAGTTGATGAAATAAATTAATATGGCAATAAACAAAGCAAAAATGAAATGTAATTCACCTAGACGACAAGTTCAGGGTGGTAAAAAGTTTGTTGTTAAAGCCTGTAAAGGCGGTAGAGAAAAGATTATTAGATATGGTGATGCCAATATGACTATTAAAAAGTCTAACCCTGCTAGACGAAAGAGTTTTAGAGCTAGACATAAATGTGCTACTGCTAAAGATGTATTTTCTGCAAGATATTGGTCTTGTAAAAAATGGTAAAAAAAATGTTGATAAAAACAATAGTTAAGCTAAGAATGTTTTATGCTGATGTTAGAGGTCATCATGGCAAAAGATGGGATTACGAACCATCAGAACATTATATGCGTAAAAAAAATAACAATAGGAGATAAATATGTATATGAAGAAAAAAAAAACTAAAAAAAAGAATAAGAAAAAAAACAAAAAGAAGAAATACTAATGAAAAAAGGTTATCACAAAACTAAAGATGGTCGTACAGTTAAAAAAGGATTGTACTATTACATGAATAAGAAAAAAAAATCTGGGAAAAGTAAACCAGGTAAAGGTACTGTTTCTGATAAGGCTTTAAAAAGAGCTAAAAGAACTGCTAAAAAATAATTGTTATCAGGTGTAGTTGCTAGTCAACTGGGTATGAAGGTGGGGTAATAAAATTGTTATGCCTAGAAAAACTTGGATTAAACCTAAAGTAATTATAGTTGATATTGGTAAGTGTAAGTATTGTCATAAAGAGATGACGAACCAAGAAAGTTTTGTAGCCTTTTATCCTAAAGGTAAAGCTCATTATTTATGTATGAAGAAAGCAGACGAAGATAAGACTTTTGAAAATGAGTCTAAGTTTGATTGGTAGGGGAGTTTCCTCCCCCACAAATTTAATTAAAGATACTTTCTATCTCTAATAAATTTTTTTATTTCATTTAATGATTTAAAATTATTACCACAAGAAAAGTAACCTTCAATTATTCTATTACTTAAACCAGGTTCTCTTTTAGACAAACTCCACTCAGCAAGTCTTGGATAAGTTTTACTATATCTGGCTATAAATTTTTCATTACCAAATATAATTGTATATTCATCTTGATTCTTAGTTTTTGATGTTAATTTAGTTTTCATTTTTTCCTTTCTTTTTTTAAGGGAGGGTGCTAACCTCCCCTTGTTTTATTTATTCTTGGTCTTGATATTGCTCTTTAAGACCATTTACTTCACACCTTTCAGCTTCAAAAGTTTTAACATTTTCGTATCTGTCGCCATTCCACTTTTGAACAATGAAGTAAAATTGCTTGTCTTGTTTATCGTAATTTCCAACAAGTCGTCTGTCTAATTTACTGTTTTTCATTTGACCTCCTTTCTATGAAATAATTTTTTCATAACCCATTATATCATATTGAGTTTTGCAAAATTTTTAGAAAAAAAACTTTTATTGAAGAATAGACGATTGGAGTTTTAGGGTAGTTTATTTTAGGTGCGACACTATGAATACTTTTTGGCTTTTTAGGTATTTTTTAATATCCCCAAAATTTCTTAGCATTATTTAAATAATCTTCATTAGCATCATTATTCCAAAACATATGTGTAAAGTCTGGTTGAATGTAATCTTTAAGAACATTAGGATCATTACTTATCTTCATTAAGTTTTGCCTAACCTTAGCTCTTTGAATTATTCTAGGTATTCTTTTCTTAATATTTTCTGGTTTAAGTTCATCACAATTACCTGCATGATAAACTCTAAAATCTTTCTCATTTACATAACAAAGATAAACTGGCACTTCAAATACTGACCAATAAAAATCTACTTGTAATAAATTATAGGGTGAAGGTTTATCAGGTAGCTTACCTGGAAACCAAGACCTAGTTCCATCTTTCTTGACCATACCCCTTCTTGGCATTCTACATTTATCTTCAATGATAACCTTATCGCCTTTTAAATCTATGTAACCATGAATAGGAATATTAATTCCATCAAACCATTTAAAGGCTTCTATTTCTGGTTTACAAGATTCATAACCTGGTATTGTTTGATGTGCTTTATGACAGTTAGCAATCATAGCTGGTACTATACTTTTATAATGACTTAACTTTTCTTGGTCATCAGGTGTAAGTGCAACTAATTTATCTAACTTATCTTTTACAGGAACAAACATTATTTACCTTCTTCCATTTTTTGTAATTGCATTTCAATAGCTTCATTAAACTGATTAGCTATTACATTAGGTTGTTGATATTCTTCCAAAAAATAGCTTAATGGTTTTTTTAAAAATTTACTTATCTTGATTAATGAAATTATTGGTATTCGGTTCTCACCTTTTTCATACTTACCTATTTGTTGAAATGTAGATTTAAGAGCTTCTGCAACTTTAGTTTGTGTTATAACAGTTTCTTTACCAGTAAACTCATTAATTCTTGTTTTCCTAGCTGCTCTTATTTTTTTACCTAAATCAATATAAAATTGATTATCTTCCTCAAAGTTTTTTTTATATTTGTTTGATATTTTCATTTTCTTTCTTTTCCTTTCCTTTTTTTTTAGCGACAAGTAGCCTAAAGTTTTTTACAACTTTTAATATATTAAGAACTAGATTTCTAATTCTTTATATTTAACAACAGCATCAGAGTTTTGATTGGCAACAATTCTTCTTACCAATTGTTTATACTCTAAATAGTTATTATAAGTATGCACACACATTCTGCTATCTACTGATCTCATTATATTCTTATGTAGATCATTCAGCTTTTGGTACAATCTTATCGTACTGTTCAGACTCATTGTCATGCTCCTCACCAACTATTTTAACATTTGCACTAATAAATCTGTTGTCGGTGATATTTACTTTTGCAGATTCACTAGGCATTTTTTGATTATGTGCTTTTTTTGTAGCTTCTTCTACAGTTGCACCATCAAAAATTTCTTCAAAATTAGCTGCTAATTCTAAACTTGATGTTTTTAAAACTTTAACCATTTAAAATTATATTTCTGCTATAACCAGAATAATCTCTTTTAAGATCATTTCTTTGTTCTAGCTTTTCAATTAGAACACTAACTGAATTTTTACTTTTATAACCCATCTCATTAGCCATTTCTAAAAAAGTCGGACTATATTTGTATTTTTTAGTATAATTTTCAATAAATTGCAATAGCTTTAGCATTTTAGGTGTCATTGGTCTTTTACCTCTTTGTTTTGTTTTCATCTATGACTAACCTCCTTAATAATTCTGTGTAGCCATTGATGTCGTCAAAGCTATCTTTTTTATAATTTTCTGATTGCATAATTCTCCAACATTTAAGAAAAATCATAAATAAACCAAAGAATTTAAGGGGTATTTTAACATCTTGATTATTATGAATTGATAAATATTTTTCCATAACTCCAACAATTACATAAGAGGTATGGTCAAAGTGTCCATAATCATTTTGTTTTTGTTTTAATAATCTTTCTATCTCACTTATAAATTTAACATTATCTGACATAATTTCCTTTGTTGTCCTCACACCAATAAGCAAAAGCTAATTTATTTTTGTAGATTGGATATGTTTTTATTCCTATTTGTTTAAATTTTATTACTGATTGATGTATTTCTTCACAAGTGAGAGTAGTTTTAAATTTAAATTTATGTAAAACATATCCCTCACTTGTAAGCAAAGCCAAAACTAAAAAAACTACTTTCAATTAGAAAGGAATTTCTTTGCTTTGTGGTTTAGCTTGTTTAGGTCTAGGATCATTTTTATAACCAGATAAAATATTACCTGATTCGTTTATCCAACCGATTAAACCTTTTGCTCCACCAGCTTCAGGATAATTCATATCTCCAGTAAATTTATCATCACCTTTGAATAAAACTCCTACTTGAGCAAACACTTTAACAAACTTAGTATTGCCATCTCTTGATGAACCTTTGACACCAAGTATTGTTCCTTTGTTGCCATTATCTAAATTTACATTTCCTGAGAAATCAATTTTGATGGCTTTTTCGTTGTTGGCATCATAAGGAAATAAAACCCAATCCTTTTGCTTACCACTACCATTGTCTGACATTTTGTCCTCCATTTTTTTTTATTGATTGTTGTTGTGATTCAAAGTCTTTTTCTATTGAATCATTTTCTTTTTTCCAATCGGAATACAAAGCTGTCAACTTAGTTTCGGTTGTTTGCTTTTTAATTGTATCTTTGATTGAAACTTGTTGAGTAGATCCCTTTTGATTGTTTAAGGCATTTACTAATTCTTCTGCACTAGCATATTCTGAACCTGATAATCCAAATGCTGCTAAACATCTTCCTAAAGATGAGCTGCTACAATTTTCCATAGCACTTGTTTTATTTATAAAGTTAGCATTTCTATGTTCTTCTGCATGACCCACAGCATAAATAGTATCAGAAATATATAATTCGGTTTTAACGACAACTCTATCATTATCATGGAATAATATTTCTTCATTAAATCTAGCTTCTGGGAAATATTGTAAAAGATGTCTATGTCTTTCATTGACAGTTGAATATTTTTTACCCTTAATATTAACTGTTGGAATTTTATTGGCACTTGTTAAACATTCTTTTCTTCTTTCTTTAAAGCCGCCTTTACTTTTTTCTTCTGTTGTTGATGTTTTCTTGGTTGTCATTGTTTCCTTTCTTTAGTTTTTTATTTTGTTCAATTTGGTCAACGTCTTTTTGAGCTTTAGATTCTAAATAGCTTTTATTTTTAGCAATCATATTTTCTTTAAGTTCTAATAAATCTATTTTTTTTTTTAGCTCTGATATTTCATCATCTCTTGAATGCAGTTGCTCAATGTGTTTTTTTTCATTTTGTTCATAAGCTCTAATTTTACTTTGCATCTTAGCAAGTTCCATCATTACCTGGTCTGTCATTATTTTTTCCCTTTCATTACTTCTTCTAATGTTAATTTTTCTGTTATCATTAATTGTGCTGCGATTCCTACAATTGAACCTATGTCCATGTTAAGATTCCCTAACAAATCTTTTCTTTCTTTAGCAGTTAAAATTACATAATCATTAAACCAAATATCCATACTTTTAGATAGTTGACTTGGTGATAGATGATCTGCTGTAAATGTTCCGCCTTCTTCTTTTCTTGTCCACTCTTTCCCAATTGTTTTCATAGATTCCTTTTATTAATTAATACAAAAATAGTCAATAAATTATACAAATTAAATTCAATTTGAGAGTTTATCATTATCAAATACTATTGTTGCATTAAAACTAAATGAGATTCTTTCCTTATCTTCATCATCTGTATTATAGGGATAAACAACATGAGATAGTGAGTTTGGAAACAATATCCAATCCCTAACCTCTGGCATAACTCTATAAGAATTATTATTA